TTCTATATCAACCAAGACACTATTGTTAATCGGTCTCTTCCTACGTCTTTGTTTAGCAGTCATTCCAGCACCAACAGTATTATCACGATGTTGACTATTAGTATTCCTTCTTTTTTTAGTTGACATTGATACCTCTATTGGCTAAACGACCCTTGACTCCAGCAGTTTTTTCAGATTTCTTTAAAATCTCATTCCAGCCTGGATGTTTGTTGTTGAGTTTATCTCTCCACTCTCCAACTTCTCCCACGCCTGGCACTGTTGATGGATCTGAATAGTCTCTATCCCATTCGGGATTGTCAGTTTTCCATTGATCCCAATCATGAATACTCATTACAACTTCTTTTTGTTCACCAGTTGTTTTGTTGACTACAGGGTATGTTGCCATTAAGTTTCTTCTCCGTGAAGTTCTTTTTTGATTTGTTTTTGAATCTCAACCACACCATTTCTCCATTCTAATGCTTCAGAAACGATTGGAAACTGTTCTATGAATACAGTTTTACATGCTTGTGCAATGTCCATGTGTTCCTTCTGAGTTCCATGAGCGGATCTCAAGTCAATATAATGAATCCATGATCTACAAGAACCTGTCATATAGATTCTTGTCGGTGTGCAAAGTGGTAAGACCATTCTGGCACATTCTTTTGCAACTCCTTCCTCTAACATCTGTTGATATAGGGCGGTTGCAGAGTCAAACAGGGTTTTCATTTGTAATTCTAACTTCTGTTTAACAAACTCATCAAGATCGTCTGTAGAGTTTTGACGATTCTTTAAATCTTGTTTCCTGAGACTAGGAACAGGAATGACTCCTAATTGAGTACTATCAGCATAACGTTGACTAAACTCTTGAAAAGTAAATGATCTATGACGTAGAATCTGTGCTGCAATCGCACGAGTTGTCTCTATCTCTAGAGTCATACTAGATTGTTCAAATACTGACCAGTGATTATGTTTGATACAATATTTGAGAAGTCCAGCGAACTTTTCATTGTCCTGATTGGCAGGGTTGGAAACTCTGGCAATATGTGCCATTGTTTTTTCTGCGTCAGGTGTAACTGTTACTAACTTTACGTCCATTACATTTCTTCTTGATCTGCATAGGTGACACGGTGTTCACCACCATTAACATAAGCAGTAGGATCAGAATAAACTTCTGCTTCTAACTCCTCAATAACAGTTTTCAAATTCTTAATGATAAGTTTTAAGTGGTTCTTGTCCATATCAAATAAAATAATTAAAATTAATCACACATCTACGAAGTTCATCAGTTGGTGAGCAACCAGCATGTAGGGTATTTGAATTGAATACTAACATACGATTAGCTACACTGTCAACCTTTGTACCATCTTCAAATCGAGTATAACCATCATTACTATTTACATAGTAGATCGAAGTGATGCAATCGTCAACGTCTGTGTGAAGATCATACTCCTGTCTCTCTGGTGTTTTCATATTTAGATTAGCTTTAATCCTGACTATTGAGACAGGTTCTAACTCATTTATGATAGGCATGAGATTGTAGAAGAAAGAACTTCTGGGTTCAAACTGTGCATAAAATACATGACAAAATTGATAGTATCCATCGTCAGGGGTATTTACACCCTGACCAAATTGCCATTGAAACGAAGAGTCCTCCATCATCATTTTGCGGAGGACTTCGTGATCATCTGGTTTTAAGAAATCATCAATTATCTTCAACTTCACGAGCTTCTTTCTCTAATTGAGACACTACCTTTTCAGTTCCGTCCATAAGTTTGATCTCAAACAAGTTTGATCTCATATACTTCTTTATCTTTTTATATTTCTTCAATACCTTCTTGTATTCTTCTTTATTAATCTCAATCTTACCTTCTTTGGCATCACCAGAGTATTTACTACCAGCGACATTTCTGCCATCTCCCATAGGAGATGAACCACTATACTCACCCATTTAGAATGTCCCCCTCGAAGTTCATCATAGCAAGTAAAGTATCATAAGGAATCCATGCAGGGTCTTCATTCTCGAACTGCACTTCAACCTCTTTGACGGTTTTTTGGTAAAATCTGTTATAAACAGTTCTTACGTTTTTCACAACACTCATGGGATTAATCATTTACGTTTTTGATTTGGCTTTTTAGATGAAGTTTTTTTCTTATCTGGATTGAGCATATCCTCATCCCAAAGTTTAGGAGATATTCTCCCCTCTGCTTGTTTCCAACCTTTCAGGCCTGTTTTGTACTTATCATAATAATGATCGAACATTTCCACTGCCTTTTGACATAAGGTTATGTCATAACAGGTCTTTCCATCCTCCTCATACTCAACAAGATATGCTGTGTATGGTAATTTAGGATTCTCTGCTAATTTTGGATCACATTTTTCGTGAATGATTCTCAACTTCTGTTCCCCCATGTAATTTCTGGATATGCTTCTGCCACTAATTCCTTAGTGATATTATATTTTGTAGTTAAGAGTTTGTCCTTAACAAGAACAAGAATGTCAGCCTCTGGTTGTGGCAATGTCTGGAGAATATTAATGAATATACTCTCTCTTTTGATTTTATTCAAAGCATCGTCACCACCTTTAACAAAGCGATAGAACTGTCTTGCAGAATTACGAATGGTAGTTCTCTGTGGAATACCTTGTTCTCTATTCGCTTGAACATCACCTTCTACAGGTTGATATGGAACAGGACCATCTGGTAACATAGAAATCACAGTTTCATCAAAGTTCCATATCATCACCATTTTGAAAGAGTCATCTCCATGAGTACGAAGAATATCTAACTTCCTAGCTTTCACTTTCTCAGAATCGACTGCTTCTAAGATTTCATGAACCAAAGGATTGGGTGGCAGTGTTTTCTTTTTAACTGTCACTGTCCTTGGTTTTGTTGTTGTTTTACGAGTCGAAGGTTTTCTCCTAGTTGCGGATCTAGTCTTCGTCGTCTTCTTCGCTGTTGTCATTTGGATTTTCAAACCTCAAGGCTACTATTTCATCGGGAATGAGATTCCCATTTTCATCATACATCTCAGGATGTGCATATACGCCCTGATTTTGCATATTGACGTAATTGTTTTGTTGGGCTAACCAGCCAATTATACCACCTAATACCAAAAATGTAAAGCACATCATACTGAATATTACAAGAATTACTGTTGTTTCCATTGGATTCCTCCCAAGGCTAATTACTGGTTTTCTTTTTTATATCCAACGATAGTCTAAATTCCCTACCAAAAAGGGAGAGTTTAATATCGAAGAACTTTGGTGTTTGTTTTGGTTCGGGTTTCCTCTCTCCTCTGAGTATAAGTTCTATGCCTTTATTTATGTCCATGTCGCTAGGTATCATCAGGTCAACCTATGTTCTTTTAAGTATTTTAAGGTTTGATTTGCATCACCAATAACCTTATCATCCATCATTATTTGAGGTAAAGCAATGACATTGGGGAACTTAGCTTCAAATTCTTCTGTGGTATAGTCTTTGTCTAGTTCCTTATACACATAAGGTCTACCTAACATCTCAAACACTGTTTTTACCTGATAACATCGAGGGCATTCTTTTTTTCCGTAAATTGTAAACATAATTAGTACTTGATTACTTCGACTTCTCCCCACTCGTGCTCAAAAACACATATAGCACCGTGAGAGACTTCATTAAAACATATTGTAAGGTATGTAGATAGTTTTCTACCATCTAAACCTCTATGGGGTTTGTCACCTACAAAAAGAACCCGACCCTCTATGTGGCCGAGTCTTGCAATAGAACCCTTACGGATTGCTACAGTTTTCGCAGTATCTAAGAAAACTTTCTTCGATTCCTCTAGTATCGGTTTTACCTTGCGATACCCAGATGTGGCAGAATTCGTAGAGGTTACGGACATTTTCGAGAGTGTTGTAATGTTTTAAAGAAAGAAATGCTTGTTGGCGTAGTGCCATACGTTCATCACGATACCTTAAGTCATTCATCCGTCTCTTGTTCCTTTTCCATTCTATCAATAGCGGTGCTCATCTTGTCAAACAAGGTCTCAGTTCCTTGGATGTTATCCAAGTGAGATATGATACCACCTAGTTCTCTTACCACATAGGGTTTCTCTACTCTTGCTGCAAACGCAAGTGCGTCACGAAGATGGACTTCTGCCTTCTTGAGACTTTCTAATGTTTGTTCTGATAGTGCCATTAGTCTTTCTTAATAGAGTTCCAATCGTCTTGGAATAATTGTAATCCTTTGTCGGTTAGAATGTGGTTATACATCTTGCCAAATATAGCAGGGGGCATGGTAACAACGTCTGCTCCTACTGAGAAACAATCTGCAACATCTTTCACATTTCTGAGTGATGCAGCAAGAACTTGAGTTCTTGACAGGTGTTCTCTATATAGTTTCGCAATGTCCTTAACCAACCCTAAACCATCAAATGAATTATCGTCAACCCTTCCTACAAATGGTGAAATATATGTAGCTCCTGCCTTTGATGCTAGTATTGCCTGTGCAACTGAGAAACATAGTGTTACGTTTACTGTGAACCCATCACTACTCAATAACTTACATGCCTTCAAACCTTCTACAGTTAGTGGCACTTTGATAGTCACGTTCTGCATGTCTTTGAACGCTTGTGCTTGATCTACCATCTCAAGAGCGTTATCTGCAACTACCTCTGCTGATATAGATTCAAAGAATGGGAAGTCTCCCGATATCTTTTTAATTGTCTCTACTGGATCACCACCACTCTTAAGTATTAGTGATGGATTTGTTGTCACACCGTCAATAAGACCTGATTGATTTGCTTTTTCAATGTCTTCGTATACGGCAGTATCAAGAAAGATTTTCATGTTTTGGTCGTTTGTTCGCTTTTTTAATAAGTTTGGCGTAGAGTACGTCTTCTCTAGTATAAAGGGTCGGATTACTTTTTGCAACTTTTATTAATCTTTTCGCTGTTTTTCTTTGAGATTCAACACACATCTTGTATTTTTTCGTATCGTTACTTTACTATTTAGCACAGGTGATAGGTAAAAATACGCTCTGGTTTCCTCACTTAAAGATTCTCTTAACTTTCTGACAATCAAGAGTTGTTTCTCAAGTAAGGTCATCTAGACTTTGCTTGTATTAGTTTTGCAGTTTCTATCTCATCGCTTTCATCTGCATTTGTATGATGTGTGACCTCTCTTAATGTCTTGAGATATTCTAAGACATGTTCTCTGATCTCCATCAGTTCATCAAAGCAACCTTGATTATGAGCACATCCTCTCAGTTGATGATCTGGTGCTAAAACTGATTCTGTAAATAGAGATAATGCTCTATCATACTTTATTTCTGGAGTTTCGTCTCCTACTGATGCTTGATCTCTCATAGTCCTAATTTTGGTGGTTTTTCTGGGTGTTCAGTGCAGTATTTATCGGCACCTGTTACAACCTTCACTTGTTCAATGGTCAACCATTGCTTCTCTGATTCTTCGATAAGATAGTTGATCTTTCTGTTCTGTATATCTGTCTGTTCTAAGAGATATGCAATGGTATGGGCAAGAGTTTGCCTATTACCTTTCTCATCTTTCAAGTAAATTGAATAAGATGTACGAAACTTACGAACTAAGTGTATTCTTAATATAACATAAAGAATCAGATTCGTAAAGATAATCAAGAAGAGTGTCATTTTTTAGATCGGATTGCTCCCCATGTTAACTGTAAAAGTCCTCTCATGGTTGCTAATAAAGGAAATGGTCTACTTGAACCTATTTCATCAAAAACATCCATATTCAACTTAAAAGCATAGTTTGCTTCGTTGATAATCAGTTCACCATCAGACCAAGTGATAGGAAGATTGTCTAAAGCAGTTCTATATCTGTTTTTGAAGTTGCCTGCATGAGGAATGTTTTCAAATTCATAGAAGGCAAGTCCTTTTCCATTCAAATTCATGGATTTATTTGCAATATTCTTCAATATTTGACCACCAGACAAGTCACCGAGGTAACGTGTATAATGATGTCCCACTAAGAACTTAGCATTTATCTTTTTAAGTCTTGCAACATAATTCTTACAGGCATCTGTAGGAGCAATAATGCTTCTCCAGTTCTTACCCCAGTAAAATTCACAATCCTTCTCCAGAGCAGGCACACGTTTGAGTTCATCAAACGCTATAGGTGCAATAAAAGGATCATTCTTAAATTTATCTACCTGTTCTTCAAGAGCAGAGTATATAAAGTAAAAATCTGCAATTAGTTGTTTATAACTGTCTTTACTTACCACACCAGCGAGAAAATTGGTAACAAACCCTGTATTCTCTGCCATTGAGTGTGATTTAGAAGTGTCCTTCTTTATTTTTTTAGAAAATGTGGTTAAAGTCATAATTTCATTCTACATCATTTTTGTTTTTTTGTCTAGGGGGATGGAGAGCTTCATCTATTGCTGGATGAAAAGAGTATTCATTGTTCCATTTGAACTTAGTGTTGTTCATTTCATGTTTTTTGGGTTTTATTCCCAAAAGTCTCTTAATTGTC